ACAGTTTAGCATAGTTTTTATTTGCTATAGAACTTCTGTCATCACCATTCTTTAAAAATGAATCATACATAAATTCAGACATTATATGCGGAGCATATATATAGGATGCAGAGTATAGTTCGTAACCCTTGTTTTTGCAGTTCAATGACCAACCAACATCTTCGCCTTGCTCATGAACACAATAGTCAATATTTTGATACACTTTTTTACTCATCATTTTAGCGGCCATAATAACATCTGACTTAAAATAAGTTCCTAATTCATACTTTTCTTTTCTGTATGCTTTATTTGGAACATCTTCTCTCCAATTCATAACACTTGGATACATTGTGCCAATTGGAGTCATAAACATAAGTGGATTTACCGCATCAGCACCAGATTTAATATGTGCTATAAGTAATTCTATAGTGTTTGGATTTGTAAGTAAAATATCTGAGTCTAAGCTCAAGTAGTATTCTGGACCAACATCTCTAACAGTTTCCAATAGAGAGTTTCTTAAAGATACCATATTGACATACTTGGACATAGTCCATTGTCTGCCATTGTTTTCATGTTGAAAATGAGGAATATCTTCTCTAATTTTTATATTAAAATAAGGAATTCTTTTATCAAATCTTTTCCATGCCTCTAATGAATTTATTGTATCTTTATCATCAGGAGAAACTTCAAAAACAAAACCGACATCTTTTAAGGATACAGATTGATTAACTAGACATCTAATCCAGTGTGGTAGGAGCCATGTTCTTTTATAAGTTGGACAGCCTATTACTAACTTCATATATTACGCGTTGTTTTCTAATTCAGAACTAGCTTGTTCTACTTTTTGCTTTGCCTGCTGTTTTTCTGCAGCTGCTTTTGTTTCCTCAGACTTCTTTAAAGGCTTCTCCTCATGGGAAACCTTATCAATATTAATGCTATTATTAAGATCTTCTATTATTTCAACAAGAATTTGTAGCGCAATTCTTATTTGCCCATTATTAACGCTATTGGACAGTGCTTTGATTGCATCATCGGTATTTAAATATGATGCTATTTGCTCATTCTTCAGGGTTATCTTTCTTGACATCAGTTGTGCCTTTCTCGTCATTTGTATATATAACATTATACTCTGACTCTAAAAGATTTTCAACTAAAGATAACCATGTATTATCAGATCTTCTAATATTTGGAGAATTATTTCTACCCTGCTGGTTTGCTGGTCTTATTGAATTTCCAACACCACGTCTTCTATTTGGCAAATTTCTTTGTCCTTCTGGGGCAGAAGTTTGTTTATCTCCATCTTTTTTAACATCTGTCATTTGATTTTTTGCTGTTATTTGAGCTTGATTTTTCATCATATCGATTTGTATATTAGCTTGAATCTTTGCAAACAAATCATCTTCATCATAATCTGCTTCTAAACCTAGCTCTAATCTAGCTTCGGTCAAACCAATAATATTATTTACATATTTTTGGATGATATGAGTTTCTTTTTTAACTTGAGTATCAACATCTATTTCGTTGAACTTAAAGTAACAACGATCTGATATTCCATTTTCTATTGGATTAGAAACTGGATCAAATCCACCTTCAAGAAGAAGTTCATTAAATATATGAACTCTAACCATCTCGGCAAATAGTTTTTGATACTGTTTGATCTTATCGTACAAAGCCGTGTCTAATCTATCTGTAACAGATCGATTACCACCATTCATCATCATGCCTAAATGATGTGGGGCGACTCCAAGACCAACAGCTACTCTTTCTTTAAAGTGCTCTAAATATGATGTTGCGTCAAGTGCTGCGTTATTTGCTCCAATTACTTCTATATTATGTCTATAAGGAAGTATTAGGCCGCCTTCTGCTCTTAGATTTTCTATTTCCGCGGAAGCTTTATCTATTTCGTCTGGCTCCGCTGGTTGATCTGCTGTTCCAATTGTGTATTTATACAAAGGGAATAATTCTCTATGAACTAAATTTTGTATATCCTCTTCTATTTGGCGAAGAGCAACAACATCATCTAAAACAGAACTTAAAAATGGAGTACCGAATGCACGTCCAGTCTTCTTCTCCAAATACATATGTATGACTCTGTCAGCATTCCATACTGGATCTCTTTCAGTTGGAGCGTAAGTTAATGGATCACTAGCCTGCTGATAAGATTTAGGTCTATTAAATTTATCTCTAAGAATTCTTACTTGTTCAGTTGGAATAAGATAATAACCAACAACTGGCATTTCCGCATTAACTCCCTGTATCTGAGTCGGGAAATACTCGGAAATATCACCTCTAGCTTTTACAATGAAAACATTTGCATACTTGAAAAGGTGCTCAGTTATTTCTATTAAGAAGTCTAGAAATGGTCTTTTCATTGCCATTTCCATATAATCTATTCTTTGATATAGATAAGAAACAGCTTCTTGGTTTTCTCCTACTATAGTCCAGTTTTCTTTCCAGAATAATTCTTTATACTTATTCAAAGCTTGTCTGACATATGAATCTGTATCAGTAGCCTGCATTATTCTTTCGAAGTCATATGGAGATGGCTCAAACGTAGCTCTATTATTGTAATAAAAAGTATTACCCTGAAAACCTAGTGCAAGGGCAGCAACTTTCATTGCCTTACCTATTGTTCTGATTTCATCAGGCTGAAGCGCCTTAGCTAAAGCGTTGTTTTTTTGCTTATCTATTTGCCTAAATGGCAAAAAATCTAATACGGCCATTGTGTCTCCATTTATAAAGCTAGTTTAATAGTAGCTTAATATATGGCTTTTCGTAATTTACTCAGCTTTTTCGCCAGATACCTTATCGAAAGCGTTCTTTAGAATTAATGTTTTTACAGATTCCATCCAAAAGATAGTTTCTGCTTCATTAAAATCACTTCTATACTGTAGATTTGCGTCAGAGATTTTAATCTCAATCGTGAATTCTTTCTTTGTTTCTACTACTTCATCTGACATTTTTAACCTCACTCAAAATCATCTGTTTGTTTTTTGTTTTCATTTTTTACTTTTTCTATTTTAGCAGGGTGTGCCGCTGCTGATAGAATTTGAATTTTTGTATTTAACTGTTTTATTGTAGCTTCTTTTACAATTAACTCTGTTGTTAATTGAGTTAATTTTTCATTGAAAGTTTGAATTAAAACATTAACGTCTAGTTCATCCATATTCTCTCCATTGTCAAGACAGTATTATATCATACTTCATAATAATCTGGAATATAGTCTACATGAAGATTTTCATTTTCTTGCACATGTGTAAATAAATAATATATTTTATTTATCCACTTAGAAAAAACTTCTGGACACTCTATATCATCCTGATACTCCATTAGTGCGTCGTCTTGATTTAATAAGAATTTACCAACTTGTTGAGGCCTTATCTGTATTAGAGAATCTCTCACTGTCTTTGGCATTTGAAGAACTCTTAGTACTTTGTCGCAGGTTTCTGCCATTGGTTCAGGGTTACCAAGTTCTCTATATGAATATGCCCACTCTATTATTAGTCTAAATAATTCATGTATTGTTCTAGAAAAAAACTGAGGATGAGTTGAATACAGCTTTTCAAATAATTCTGTTGCGTTTTCATTGCATTCAGAGTATGTAATAATTGCTACTGGAGAAAGATCTATAACAACCTCATGAAGATTTATTGCTGCGTACTTTCTTGGATTTTCATTTTCTTCTACACACTTTTTGCCATATTCAGTAATTAAGTTTTCTATAATTCTTGTTGAGTGTGTCATGTTTTCTGCTGATTTAATCATATATTGCCTAGTTGAACAAGCGTCCATGAAAGCTGAAGATCCATCTGGACTTGCAGCTAACCAAAGCTGATATGCCTTATTCTTTTTGGGACTAGTTTCTCTTTCAAATGAAATATTCCAACATAAATCATTGTTATTCCAACCTATAAAAAAATTATAATTTAAGTTTGGTTTAGAAATAGGGGGAGACCAGTGTTGTTCTTCATTGTTCCATATCCATCCATTAAAAGGTTGAATATTTATATTTTTATGGTCAGTTAAATCGTTGAATGGTGGCGGGTCTATTATTGCTATACTTTCTTTACCGTCAGAATCTAAAACAATATCAACAGAATAGTTTGTACAGTTTTCAATATATTGCTTTAGTTGATTGCTATCAAATATATTTATATCATATAAATTAATAATAAATTCTGTTAAATATGAAGTATCATATTTATCGTTTAAAAAACTAATGTACAAAGTGCACTTATCAGTTGGAATGCTAAATTTTGTATTTAATAGTATCTCGTTACCAGAACC